ATGTGGAATATGCAATTCTCAGAGGATGAAGATGCAACAATGGGTGATTTGGAGATTAAACCTAAAGGCACAACGTCTGTAATGATGAAAGAAGTAAGGTCGCAAAGATTAACGATGCTACTACAAACAGTATCTAATCCTATGCTTGCTCCTTTTGTAAAATTACCTACGTTGATTAAGGAACTAGCAATAGCTCAGGATATGGAACCTGATGAACTAGTTAATGATATGAACGAAGCACAAATATTTGCTGAAATTTTAAGAGGTTTAAATGGACAAACAACTGGCGAAGAGGCTGCTGCCTCTGGTGAACAACAACCAAACATGGGAGCCCCTGAAGGAGTTCCTGCAGGAGCAAATCCTGCTGACCCAACAGGCGTTGGTGGTGGCACAATCGGAACAGGAACTACGCCAACTCCAGGGGAAGGCGGCTTTACTGGGAATGTTACTCCAATTACAGGACAGGGTGAGGGCTGAAGCTAAACGTGACGACAGAAACTAAAACATCATCTAGCATAGCAACAGACGCAATATATAATTCTATGCCTACTATACGTAGGGAAGTAATGGAAGATGTTTTTAATACTATAGCAGGGTTTGAAACCAATAACCAATCTATAGATCAAATAGGCGGCAGTGAAAGAGGTCAAGGTATATTTCAATTTGAAAAAGGTAAGGCATTTGGGGCTCATACTGGTCTTGGGCGTTTAATAAATGTATTAAGTAATGATGGATTACCTGATTTTGTAAACCCTGTACAACTTGATGATAATGTAAGACAAGAATTAATTACAAAAGCAAAAAATTTAAGAAAATTAGAAAATCCAGATTTATCTAAAGAGTCAAGAGATTTTCAAAATCTTTTAATGTTAGCAGATAAAATATTTCACAAAAATTGGTCTATGCAAGATGTATCTGATGGTAAGGTAAGCTATTTTGATGCATATATAAAAGGGCATTGGGCAGGAAATGACCCTAAAAAATTAGAAAAATATACAAACAGATGGAAAGAAGAAGGTCATAAAATGTTTTATGATAAAGCAAGGGGAGGTTTTATAAACATGCAAGAAGGCGGAGATGTAGAAAATACAGAACAGACAGGATTTTTAGCACCATCACTTACTTCTGAAGTTCTGCCTAACGAGACAGTAGACACATCTCCTGTATATGAAAGTCCTAGAACAGTGCCATCTGTAAATACAGACGAAGGGTTTTATGCAAGTAATCCTGCTCCTGGTGAGACTATGGATGAATTTGAAAATAGAACTAGAGTATATACGCAGCCTGTTGAGACATATGAATTAAAAACATCTTCTTATACACCTCCTGAAGATTATGTAAGCCCTAGAATATCAACTTCTTTTGCAGATGTATTTGGTTATGGTGGTGAAGGATCAGGTGCAGGAGATTTTACTAATCCTAATAATTTTCCTACTACTCCTGACGATTCACAAGACACTACTAAACAAGACGCTATAATAGAAGCATTTGGTACTTTTTCAGACGCTATGGTTGCTTGGGAAGCTTCTAAAGATGTATATAATAAAGACTACAGTTCTTGGCGTTCAGAAATGATTAATTATTTTGAGGCTGGTGTACCTGTAGGTGAAGCTTTAACTTTAATTAGACATAAAGATTATTATCCAGATTGGATGACTCTTGAAGAAAAAAGAACTCAATATGCATTAGATAAAGCTTATGGATATGTGGATGCAGATGGAAATGTTAGTGAAACTTATACTATAACAAATGAAGATGGTAGTGTTACTACAAATAAAAATACATGGGATTCTGTAGAGTCTTGGTTTACAGATTTAGGAAAAACAACATTATTTACTTCTGAAGATCAAACTTTTAATGTAACTGTAGGTAATATTGCAGATGATGCTTTTGCTGCATTAATAACTCAATTTTTTACAGGAGATACAGAAAAAGCTCTAATAGCAGGTGCAGGAAGTTTTGCTGCTACTAATGTTACAGACATGGCTATTAATAAAGTTTGGGCTGCTGGTATACCAGAAGGTTTAAAAAGTTCTTTTGATGGTTTTGTAAAAGAAGGTATGTCTTTTCAGGAAGCCGCAGCAACTACACTAGATGAAGAAGCTTTTAATGAATTAGCAGGTCATGCTAAAAATATGAACGCTTTAATGACTTCTACAGCTACTATGTTAACATCTTTAGCATTGGGTGCTGATATGGAACAAGTTCTTTTAGATGGTGCTTCAACTGCTGCTATTGTTTTAGGTACAGATGTTGTAGGTACAAAACTTTTAGAAACTTTTGGTTCAAGAGCTGTAGAAGATTATGCTAGTTCTACAGTAGCTGGTGTAGGTGGAGGTACCCTTTCTGCACTAGTAGCATTAATTAGAACTGGAGATATAAAGCAAGCAGCTATTTCAGGTTTAGCAGGAGGTTTACTATCTGCAGGAAACCCTTTAGGTTGGGCTGTTATGGGAGTTCAATTACTTATGGGGTTAGGCAAAAAACCATCTAATAAATCTGGTTATGCATCATTTGATTTTGATAAGTTTGAAGTAAACAAATATTCTCAAGGAGATTATGATCCTAGTAAAGGAAAACCAGAAAATGTAGAATTTGCTGAAAGTTTATTACAACCTTTAGTACCTTATCTACAAGAATTAGAAGAAACAACAGGTTTTGATTTTAAAGGCGATTTACAAATACATTACTCAGAAGCCTCTGGTAGAGGTATTTACTATACATTAAGTGATATAAAACAAGAAGGTCTATCTGCTAGAGACATGTTTTTAAATAGATTAGATTATTTTGATGGTAGAGATCAATCTACACAAGATGGTG